GGCAAGGTCAAGTTTACGAGCCATTTGTTCAGCCATATCTCTTTGCACCAAAGCTTCAATCGCTGGGTTTGTCAACCGAACAGATCGATTAGACATTTTCACCAACGTTGCCAAAGCTTTTGGATTCATCTGTAACTGACCAAGACCAACTTCGCTCTCGGTAATGGTCGAATTTTCTTCAATCCAATTCGCTGTTGAGGAGCTGGTTTGTTTAGGAACTTCGACGGGAATACCCACCAAGTCATTCAACACTGTTGCTCCCAACGCTGCGGTCACCATGTTTGCTCGGAGTATTTCAATAAATCCACCTAACGCTTGTAAGGGCACTAAGAATCCACCGGCTGTGTCTACTCCTGCGGCTTGTGCTTTTGTTTTCGCTTGATTCATCACATCTTTTTCAAAGTCAGCACCTGTCCAATCCCGTGTGGAAATGGCGTTGAATGCTTTAAAAATCGAGAACTTTTGTTTCTCGTCTTCCAGACCTGGTGCTTCAGACCAAGCACGTTTGGTCATCGCTTCATCAAGATCCGCTAATTTTGTCGTCACTTCGGTCAACATGTCTTCCAAGGATTTTACCTTGCCTTCGACATCGACATAAGATTTTTCACCCGCACTCAACTTTTCGTGAATAGATTGGGCGAGAACGTCTAACTTTTCAGTTAGATCCTTCTGATATTTTTCAAAATCCATTATTTGTCTCCTTTAAAGCTTTTTGCATTAACTTTGAATGCTTTTTCACTAAACCGTGATAAAACTCCATCCAACGTCTTCAAAAGCGCACTTGGGTCCACGGTAGGCGAATTCGGCATAGAGCCATCGTTACCAGATCCAGGGGCTTCTTGCGTTTTTACACTCGCCAAACTCACGATTGATTTGTTGAGTGTGTCCATGACTTTTTGCGAAAGGTCCACTGTCTCCCGCAACGTAATCAAGGACTTGATTGTTTCGCCCTGCTCGTCAATCGTTTCGCCTTGCGCTTTCACAATCGTTTTTAACCCTTCGAGCGAGGCTTCGAGTTCCTCTAATGTTTTCATGTCTTCATCCTCTATGTAAGTTTTTCGGTACTCTTCAAGTTGTACCGCTTTCGTTTCACTTTCCATGGTTAGTATGTCCGCGAACTTTTTGTCCATACTGGCGGCTAATGCATCTTGGTGTGCGGGGATATTCACGGCACTGAGTTCCAAGAGTTCTGACCGAATAATGTCTATCCCCACCAACCTCCCATCATTGGTGAAAATAGGCTCCATATCTTTCGGGATGAATCCGATGGATACGGCAGACAAAAATCCCCCAATAAACGATTTGAAGATCATATCCGCGAATTCGTTAATGTCGGCTGGCGCAAACTTCACTTCAAACAGTAAACCGTTCTCGCTACGGGTTACGGAGAGCACCCTACCGATTGCGGGGACATCAGTGTTGTGATTCCACAAAAACACCGGATTTTTCACAAAATTTTCTAAATCAATACCGTTGGCCCTAACAATGTCGCCGGTCCTGTCAGGGGACTCTCTTGTACCAAAAAAGGTCACTGTTCGCTTTTTCTTATCAAATTTCTTCACGGTTGAGGTGAATATTGTCCGAACGACTGGGTTCATAAAACCTCCACTTTACTATAGAGAGATGTGTACACCACTCTCTTATAAGATAGGAAAAATAACACCTTGAAAAAAGTGTATATAAAATATTAGTTAGTAATGTAACATTCACTTAATAAAAGTGGAGGGTACGAAAACCAACCTATTGATTTCATTGACTTCTACTGTGACACCACCATCGTCACCGATTCCGTTGGATCACCTGCTGTGACTAGTTCTTTTGAACTAGGCACCATGAAATGTTCGAGGATGTCCGGCAGACTCGTGTTGACCGCATTGTACAACCCTTTGGTTTGATTGAGGATTTCCTCCATATCATCAAAATGCAACGCGACAATCGTCTGTAATTGCTGGTTTAACTCAGTATTCATACTTAAAAGGTCTGAGATATCTCCTTTATTTTCAAGGACTTCCGTCAGCCTGTCGTTCTCATCGTCAAGATTGAGGATGTTCGCCCTACTGTGTCCGAAGGCTTTTAACTGCCTCACACGTTGTTTATAAAAGAATGTTTGAATCGTCTTAATCTCTAAGTTGTTGAGATTCCTCACATTTTCCAGGTGTAACAATTTTGCTGTCGCGACCCCTGCAGGGGGAGGTAATCGTGAACCGGCTTGTGGTGAAGTGTCAGTTCCAGTACTAGGCTTTGTAAGGGGGTCTTTCTGAGGAGGCCTGTTATCCGGTGGGATTGGAGTCCCGTCTTTATCTACAGCTATAGGTTCGTTCTGTAGAGGGATATACCCAACATTCTGCCACGAATTTTCTGGTAATCCCAGATTCAACCGTTTGTTGATCTGATTCATCGGATATCCGACTTCCCACAATGATTTCGCTGTTACCACTTTTGCATGTAACTCATCTGACAGAGCCTCGATACCACCAGTATCAAATTCGGCCCATACTCGTCCACCGTTAATGCGGGAAAAGAGTTGTGACCACATAGCCCACTCAATGAGTTTCATCTTGGGGATAAGGTTCTTTAACCAAAACTCACGAGATTGTACTTTGACAATGGCTAAGTTCGCCCCTTCTTCAGTAATCCCTAATTCCGCTTTCGGCACGTTGAACACGGCAAGTGTTGCGTCTCGGTTCCATTTTTTCTGATCAAGGAATTCCATGTCCTTCTGACTGAAAGACGTTGGTTTCCACGTAGCCCCACCTTCTAACAACAGAAGTTTGTGTGCGTTACCTGGACCACCGTGCTTGTCATCATATTGTTGGACAAGCCGTTGAAACTGCCGATCAGTTAAGGTCTCATCAACTTCGATAACACCACCTGGCGCACCTGAATTGCGGTAAAAACTATTGTTGAATTGGTCTGCAAGTATATCTTGCGTAATTCCTTGTCGTGCGGCAGAGATCGGGCTTAAACCCCGAAGAGGATCTAATGGATTCCAAAACTTAAAGTGGATGACTTGGTGAAAAGCAAAAGGAACTCTACGTCCATCTGCCATCACTTTCTCCCACCCAACTAACCTATGTGTATCTTTACTGATGACTTCTTCCCATGCACTGGGGTCGTCTGCCGCCATTTCTTTTGGGACTTCTCGTTCATTACCCCGACGCAGTACAATGAACACCTCACCATGTAATGTTAACCATGAGACGGTTGATTCTATAAACTGCCCAAATCCTTGCCATCTATTAGGCCGTTCGAACAATTCTACAAATGCGTGTCGATCCTTAGCTGGACCGCCATCAGTTTGGAAAACAAATGGAACACCTGAGATATTCCGTGCAATCGTATTTGTTGCGGCGTAGACCCATGGATGTGTCGCATAGACTGTATTCTCTTTGTCACCCTGGCGGTCTAACCCGAAAAGTCTACCTATTCGATTGCCGTTAATAAATTCGTCATCTGTAATGCGTAAACCCACTGGAATGGCTTTGCGAAGTGTTCCCAGCGTTTTTGCTGCGATTTCTTGAAATAAGTTCATTCTTGATTTTCGTCCAGTTCTTTTTGCCGCGCTATAAATTGTAGATTCCACTCCTCAAAGAATTTTTCTACTTCTGGTTGTTCCAATTTTTTAGCGGGCACGAGATCAATCATATATGGCGTATCCTCACTTCTGACGGTGTAATAATGAGTTCTGTCAATCCCCACACTAGCGCATCCACCCTGTCGGGAGATGCCATCTTCGTATCTTCTGGATTAAAGTCCACCATCTGTTCTTCGAGCTGTGGAAAATGCCCCACATGCCAAATACGACTTTGTTCGTATAACATACTGACAGGTTCTGCTCGAATCCGTTTGCCTCTCGTGGCTACGACTTTTTTTGTTTTAACCCCACGGTCAACATTCTTAATGGTGGATATGACCATGTCGCCACCATTATTCGTTTCGGCCACGATACAGTTGGCTCGATACATTTTATAGAGGTCAATGGCTTTTGTGGCCCACCCGCTTGGTGAGTAATGTCCGCTGTGGTCTGCGAGAACATATCCGTTGTTATCCTCATCTCGTCCGACAACGACTATCCCTGTTTCTGCACCCTCTGCGGTGTCTGAAATGCTGGGGTCAACCGCAACCACCACTCGATTGAGGGCGTCATCGGGTCGCTTTGTGAGATACTGGAAGGAATCTTCGTTCCAGAGTACACCAATGCCTTCTTCAATGTACTTCCCTTCGAGTTCCTGTCTTCCAAGTCGAGTACCTTCGTATTTCTTTTTAATGTGTTCAATGAACTGACTATGTAGGTTCGCCGCGTTGTCGAACGTGTGCCCGTTCGTCATGAACGTGTACGGGTCTTTAATAATCCCCTTTAACAGTTTGTGTCCAATTCGTGAGGTCGTCGTGACAATGACCTGTGGAAGACTGCCGATCCGCAAGCCGAAAAGAAGCATATCCCATGTTTCAGGATCTTTCCAAGACGTTAGCTCGTCACACCACGCTTTTTCATGTTGTGGGCCTCGCAGTCGGTCGCCTTCTTCAGCGGAATACATGTGCGCTGTGGCCCCATTCGGCCATTCGAGTTTGCGCTTAGATGATATATAGACGGGCAGGTTCCAAGGCGGACAGTGGGCCAAAATTCCAGACTCCCCTTCAACCATGGTATCTCGTACGTCCGAAGCCGTTGGAGCAACGAGGGCCATTCGACTAACCCCATACTCTTCAATTTGTTGTCTAACCCATTCTGCACCGGCACGAGTTTTACCCGACCCTCTCCCCGCTAGAAACAACCATGTCCTCCACGAGTCTGTGAAAACTTCGTCTGGATTCTTTTTTTCCCACTCCTCGATCAGCGTGATCGTCTTTTCCTGTTGTAACCACTGGTCCCGAGTCGGTTGGAGTTGCGCTGTTCTCGCCCACAGTTTCCAAAAATGTTGGGCTATCTCCTGTTCCGGTTCCGATAACCTTTGGAGCAGGACTGCTCTCTGGCGATACGTTAATGACAATGCTGAGTTTATCAAGGAATCCCTTGAATGCATCTGATTGACTTTCCCCTTGTGGCACTTTCGGTAAATCAGATTGTCCCAGATACTGTTTACCTAAAAATATTTGCATAAACGGATTCGATTTCGCTGAGATCCACTGCATCCGGCGCAGTGTCGCTTTACCAAGCTCCACTCCCCGTTGATAGGCCGCTTGCAATTCTAAATGTTTTTCGAACCGTGAGTGCGTCATCCGTATGACCGAACAAATCTCTGTTGTAGTCAAAAAGTGACTGGCCATCCCCTCTATAAGCGTTATGTCGTACGGCGTAGGGCTTTCGTTGTTAATGACAATCGATCGAACATCGTCGAGTTCTGGGACGACATCTTTAACTCGATTGATCAAAGCTTTCGCAGGCGTATTCTTCATTAAGTGATTATACCAGGTTATTTTGCCTAAAGTCAAGTACTTAGGTGCTAAAACCGTTTTTATACGTTTATACGTATATATTTACGCTATTATGGGTTATAACGTATATAAAACGTCTTAAAGTGCCTATGACCCGAGTGGAGACGGATAACCGGACCCACATCAAGTCTTTACCAAAAAGGTAAACGCTTTTATTTTCTCTAATCCTACGAGGCACCAGGTTAAGGTGTAGGGGGGTACCCTTAGGTATTTCACCCCCCGGTACCCGTTACGTGGTACGTGGTACGTGGTACGGATCTTGCTAATGCAGATATGAGGCCAGAAAAATTTGGTATAGTACTTGCTAAGGCAAGAGGTGTACCTCGCAAGGCGTACCGCCTACGGGTTACGTGGTACGAAGCTTGCATAAGAGTTTTGGTATGGACCTTGCAAGAGAAGACTGCTTAAGGGTTAACCCTTAGGTGGTACGTTGCCTATATAAGAGGCGCGCTTTTTGTTTATGTGAAAGTACAGAAAAGGCTGGTCTAGTTGTTGCTTAGTATATGATAGGGCAAAATAAAGTTTAAAAAGACTGGCTTTCCTCTCAAGTTATCTGTACCCTTGCCGATAAGATATACATAAAGGCAAACAATCACAAAAGGAGATTTTAAAATGCTAAACATCTTTAAAACAAAGTCAGTAGAAACCCACAAAGTCCTAAACGGCAAAGTTGTACTGGTGAAACAATGGCCAGTCAAGGCAAGTGGTGACAATTCATGGGGTCGATGTGGATATGACAGCCTCTATAAATAACCCTTAATAGAAAGTCCTACTATAATGAACTATGTCATCAATATACTGACCACATGTGCTCTGTCCTTCATATATGGATATGTCTTCATCACCTTATTAATAATCAACTAAAAACGGGAGAAACTTATGAGTACAGACTACCATAACAGATTAGATTTTAGGGCATTAGATGTGATTGTTCAAGCTATAGATAACGCATCTCCTCAAGACCTCAAGCAAGCTATAACCGATTGCAAAGAATGGGGAAATTATCAAGCAGTACCGGCAAGCAAAAGACATATCTGGAAACAATTGGCAAAAATCCTAAGGACAATAAAATAAAGGGAAAAAATTATGGCGTGCCTGTCAAAAAACGGTCCTGAAATTTCAAGGGTAGAAAAGACATTAGAAAAATATGATACATTCGATAAAGTGTATGTAAAGTCTGTATACACACGTGCGTTAATGTCAAACGGGAAAGTATTAGGGAAAGTCAAAATTATCAATCCGTTACACGAGGCCTTCACAATCAATTGGAAAGTAAAGGGAAAATTGTTACCTGGAAAAACAAGTCAGGATTGGCAAGAAAACAAACTTATACTAGGATGGACTCTAATACAGTCTTCTATACCTTGGAAAGGTTGACAATCAAATTTCGATGATAAATGGTAAAATCTCAAAAGTCTCATAAGGAGAAAAAATGTTAACAGCCACAAAATGGGATGCAGTAGCAGACAAGGAAAAATTTATAAAGCATTTTGCAAGGTTCCTCAAATCAGGTTGTAAAAGAACCTTATTTTATAAATGGTTCTACATTAGGTTGTCAATGTGTTTTGGTTTTATTGCACACTATAATATAAACGGGTTCTACAGTGAAAAATTTAGTACTCCCTCAAGGATAAATGATTTTAAAAATAGTGTGAGAGAATGGCCTTGTTATGGTTCGCCTGAATTCACCTATTCAGATTGTGAAAGAATACTACAGAAAATGATTAACCGATTATAAGGCAAAATCATGAAACTATCATTTACCATATTACAACAGATAGTTGATAGGTGTCACGTTTCGGCTAGTAGTGACAAGGTTGTTTCCTATGCTATTTCAAGGCTTAAGCAAGGGCAAAAGACTTTTGATTCTATGTCAAGCGTTAACCAGGAAAAATTTATGCAGGATTGCAAAAAAATTCACCGGGCAAATCAGAAAATGTACCTCCATGTAATGAAGGGATTTTAATCATGAAAAAAATCGAAAATCAATTCACCAATAAAGTATACCTTGGAAAGTATCATGGAGAGGAGGTTTCCCTAGCTGCTCCGAGTTGGGATTGCGGATGGTATTGGGGTTGCGGATATATTCAAAATAGAAACCTCCACACACACTATAATTCTATATGCTTCTCGCAACATGAAACATACAATTTTAAAAAACAGGCCTTTGAAAAAGGGAAGTATGTACACATTTTACAAGATAATCCTGATTTTTCAACCCATTTATCCAAGTCTGTCCAATGGCAGTTATCCGACTACATGAAAAGCTTTTATGCGTTACAAGAGGCGGCAGAAGTCCTAGGCAGAGGTTCAAGCCACTATACAGGCAAAGCCAACAAAGACTTGAAAAATATCAGTATGTGCACAAAAATCAATAATGTGTTACTTCCTAGGCTTTTCAATAATATCTATAATCTTTTAACATCGAAAAAGGGATAACATGAAAAAGACTCTTGAATTCACCTTAGACTTGTCAAATAAGAAATGTCTGAATAATGACATAGAAGGCATAATAGAAAACTTTGACCGATTAAGAGATAGCATCATTCCCGATATTATAGAAGACCTTCAATATAGACTGGCAGAATACTATAACCTACAATCTGAAATTGCAAAATGGGAAAATGTACCATGGTAAAACAATATTGCACCGAAAAAAATCTGTATCTTGACAAACATAATTTTCTAGGAAAGGGCTTATGGTCTCAAGCTTACAGTAAACAAGAAAAGGAAACGATAACATGAAAGCAAAAAACTACAGCTTATTGACTACTGGAAACCCTAAAATTTTAAAGGGTCAGAAAAAAGGCTTTTTAAGCGCAATCCTCCATCTATCACCTAGCACATTAAATGATACCAAGACAGACCTCTGCCCTTATTCAACTCCAGCTTGCCGATTAAGTTGTTTAAATACTACCGGTAGGGGGTATTTTGACAAAAGGGTAAAAGCTGCTAGAAGACGAAAAGCGAATCAATTTATAAGCAATCCTCAAGACTTTGTTTATAAGTTATATCAA